GACATTATGATTATCTCCGAAGTCCGGGATTGTTCATGAGGATGTTGTACTTCGCCGTGTCACCCTCATATTCCTCAAAGACGCGCCGGGCTTCCTTCTCGTCCGCTTCAGTCCAAGTGCAGACGGAATCCGCGCCGAGAACTTTCTGTGCAAACCGGCGGGATGCTTTGAGGGCAATGTAGTTACGAGCCGTTTCCGGCAGGTCGGTCCACGCAAGGAACGTGACCGTGTCGAGCTTAACGCTTTGTGTGAAAACGAGAGTCTTATTCCGGCGGTCATAGAGCTTCTGACCGCGCAGGGCGACATCCGTATTCCACACGTTTCGATAGGTGGGGGTTACTCTCAGGATGTTCGCGCCGAAAGTGATGTATCCGTCGATATCCGGTGTGTACTCAATGTCCACATCAGAATTGAAATGCCAACCTTCAGACTGAACTTCACGAGAAGTCTGCTTGAGGATGAAGTTAGCGATAGCGACATCAGCGACACCGGAATCGTCAAGGGAAGCGACCGGCATGGAGCCGATGCTTTCCAGCATGAAGTTTACTGCATCAAGCTCGCTCAGTAAAGCGATGTTCATTTTTCTTCCTTTACAAAAAGGGGGACTCAAAGTTTTAACTTCAAGTCCCCCTTCGGTTGGGTTAATGGTTAATGCCGGTTAGCGTGGCTAGACGCAACTAGGGCAGGGCGATTTCCACAGCACCCTCGGGGCGCAGGGAATCATGCCCAACGGCGTACTTCGCCACCATGAGCGTACCCTGATGGGTGATGAGGTATTCCGACTCAAGCGCGAGGTCCATCAGCTTGACCGTACCTGCGGCCTGAGGATGCCACACAACGCCCTTCGTCTTGGTGAAGTCACCACGGTACTTGGTAATACCCGAGTTGATGTTCGTGGACGGGACGTTGTTCGACTTCAGAATCTCGATACCCGCCAGTTCCCACACCTTACCCTTCTGGACGTTGCCGCCGTTGGAGTAGTCGCGGTTGATGACGAGGTCGCTCTGAAGCAGGAGCCAGTACAGCGCGGGCTTGAAAGCCGCGAAGCGGGGCGACTCGGGGACGTTGAGTTCGTCCATCTTCTGACCGGCGCTCATGAGCGCACCGGCGAGGATGTCGGCGTCCGTAGCGAGGTCGGCGTCCGTAACGGACGAACCGGCGCCGGAACCCGTGAAGGTCTCGCTGTCGCGGGACGCGAGGATGATGCATTGCAGGACTTCGCGGTCATACTGGTCCGCGAGGGCGATACCCTGCTCGTTGGTGTAGATGGAGCGGACTTCGTAGTGGTTCATAGCCTCGTCGATAGAAGCGATGAACACAGGCGCAATCAGAAGGCCGTCGATGTCGATAACCTTCTCCGAGTGCTTGATGGACTGCCCATCAATCATAGCGCCGGGAGTGTGCAGGGACGCAACAGCCTTCCACGTCAGGGGGAACTGAGCCGACTTGCCGGAAGCAATCGTGCGCTCAAGATGCCGACCCTTAACGATGGTCTTCTTCTCATAAGCAGTCAGGACTTCGCCAGCGTAGACTTTAAGGAAAAGCTCTACGGCATCAGCGTTACCGTCCTTGAGGCCAAGCCTTGAAACGGTGTAATCGGGAAGTGCCATTGTTGTTATCTCCTTTAGAGATTATTGAGGTATGGAGTTGTAATGGTCCTGCCCGAGTCTCTGGTTTTCGTTCTCTGAGTTTTCCCGTCCGCAGACAGGGCAAAGAGTCTGGTTGAACCTTGACTCAGTTAGGTGAAGAACGCTCTAAGAGAACGTCCTAAAAGAGTTTGGATGTACGGAGTTTATCCATAACATCCTGACGGTACGCGGGGTCCGTCTGATAGCGCGGGTCGCTCATTGCCTGAGTGACCTCTGCATAGGACCGGAATCCACCGACAGCCGGGGAGCCGCCCTTATCCCCACGAGTGAGGTTCGGGTCTTTGCCGTTGGCGGCTTCGTACTTGGCTTTGATTCCGGCGACCGCAAGTTTCACCTGCGGGATATTGCCGTTCTCACAGACGTTGTTAAACGCCGTAATTTCCTCTTGGGAGAGGTTCGTCTTTGCCCACGTTAGAATCTGAGTGTAGGCTTCCGCTCCACCGACGCTCGACTGAACGTCTGCGACGAAGGAGTTGGCGAGGGACTTCTGGCCCTCAATATACGCATCAACCATCGCCTTCGGAAGACCCATGCCTTCCAGTTCCTTGTACGATGCTTCGCTGAGTTGCCCGGTCTGAGCGAACTCGTTGTTGTACTTGGACACGTCGAGGTTGCCGACCATTACTTTACCAGACTCGTCAATCTTGAGTTGACCTGCCGGGGTCTGCTGGTTCGCCGGGGGCGTCTGCTGGCCTTGCTTGACCTTCGTATACTCACGCTCAAGTTCCTGATAGGACTTGGCGAGGTCTTCTGGGGTCTTGAACTTCTCAGGAAGCCATGCCGGGCGATTGGGGTCGGGTGCGTTGTTCTGCTGTTGCTGATTGTTGGGATTATCCTGCTGGTTGAGAGCAGGGTCCGGCGTGGGGTCGCCTTTAACAACTACCGATTCGGGCATACAAACCTCTCATGGATCTTTATTGGGTTGGCGGCTGTTGGGCTTCGTTGTAAGCCTGTGCCGCCTGAGTTCCTGCCTTGATGTAATCCGGTCCCTTGTTGAGCATCAACTTCTGCATCTCTGCTTTCTGCATCGCATCCTGCTGACGAGCCTGTTCCTCAGCGATTTCCTCTTTGGACTTTATAAGACCTGTCAAATCCATGCCAAGATAGGTGGCGAGTCTGGTCATATAATTGTCGAGGTTCACATACTGAGCGATAACCTCAGGTCCAAGCGGGGACAGATGCTTCAAGAAGGTGTCGAGTTTCGCCATCTCCTGACCGCGCCCGAGGGCTTCAAGTCCGGTAACGATGGTGATGTCAACGAGGTTCGCGGGAAGGGTAGGCAGGACACCCTGTTGCGACAGGCGGTCCAGCACGAGTCGGATAAAGGGAAGCTGAAGTTCCTGTGCGAGAAGCGAATAAATGCCGCCAATGGCATCCTCAAGCTCCTGCGCCATGTACCGGATTTCCTCTGCCGTCACGCGCTCTGCCTGACGCTGAATAGCGGTGTTCATCAGGAACGCATGAGCCAGCCGCTCCGTAATCTTCTGAGCCGTCTCACTGGCGACTCTGAAGTCGTTGAACTTGTTTGCCTGTAGCGTGGACACGTCATCAGCTGAGCCTTCGACAATGTCCCCGTTCTCGGCGTTCTCAAGAGTTTTCTTTTTCGTGACGGAGTTCGGCTTGACCATGAAGAGAATCTTCGCGGCGGCAACGGAACCCTGCACGATGGATCGCATCAGTTCCTCAAGAGAAACGAGGTCGCCTAGATATTCCTCGACGTAGCCCCTACCGTAGTCTTCACCGTCCACCTTAACAAAGCGGAGGGGAATCCACGGACACTTATCTTTCGGATAATGTCCACGGGAGTCTTCGGGAGTCTTCCCCTCAATCTCCTGCTTGACAATCCACCGGTCCTCGACAAGAGCGATTTCCGTATAGATGTCGATTTTCTTTTCGTACTTCTTGTTGGGATCGGCGTTTTCCTCAGGCGGACGCGGGACAATCTCCTTCACCTTATCAGGGAGAAGTTCCCATACCGTCGTTTCCTTCGTGATGATAGCAACGGTGTTACCGGCTGGGTCACGCTTGACCACATAGTTTTCCAGCTTGTAGACTTGAAGTGAGAGCTTCTTGTCCTTCGGGCAGTACAGCAGGATGTTCCCACCGACCACCAGATGACGCAGGGCTTCGAACAGGCTGGACCGGGCGTTGGACGATTCGATATGCTTCGCGCCCTTCTGTTCAATCTTAGAAAGGGCAAGCTCAATCTGGTCCTTCGTCTGCGGGTCTTGTTCAATCTCAGCCTTAACCTTGTCATCGGGGATGTAGAGCTTGAAGAACGGACTGTTCGGGGGAAACAGGGCTAGCAGGAGTTTCGCGGCGATGTTGTTCACCCCGCGTGCGCCGACGCCCTGATACGGAGTCTTGAACTTCGTGTGTTCGTTTGCCCCCTCAGGCGGAATGAGAGTCGGAATGGTATACCGCGAACACTCACGCGCCCTGTCAAGGAAGGGCTTGCGGGTAAGTGCTTGCTTCTCATACCGAGCCTTGATAGGGCCGTTGGTTCGGGTAGTATCCATTTATCGCCTTTGTAGTTATGTTGGAATCATGAGGCCGGAACGACCTGATGCGTCGCCGCCAGACTGAAGGTCCACCTTCAGAGCACTCCGTCCCTGCATCTGTTTCTTCTTGTCCACCGTCTTCTCGACCGCCGGTTGCATAACCTTCGGGGTTTCCTCAGCCGGGGGCGGGGGCGGCACAGGGGCGGGGGCAGGGGGAGTAACAGACTTCGGGCTACCGCCAATACACATTGATAGTCTCCTTTAAAACAGGGGGATGATTTTGTAGGTGAGGGCCGTGGATTGATAATTAAATCCACTCGCAAAATTCGCTAGACCGCCGCACCATTTCTGTGAGCCACCACTTTGCGCGTCATAGACTTTGATTCCGCGCGCGATAGGAGCGGCAACCACTTCCTTGAAACTGATGTCCCAAATTGCGTGAATGTGGTTCTTCCATCCAGAAGACTTATAGAAGTTTAACGTGGGGGATGAACTAGGCGCGGTTAGATAGGTGGTATACGAATTATATTCTGTTTCGTATTCAATATCGTTACAATGTCCAGCATGATACGGGGCAACGGTCCACGACCGACTCCCGAAGGTTATCGTCAGGTCGTCGTAGTACCTGCCGTCATCGCCATAACCCTGCGTGGCCTTAAAGGTCAGTTTATAAAGTTTTCCTGTCGTGCAACTCATGGTAAACCAGCCATGACTGCCAGGCCCACCGATAAGACTTAGGCGTTGGTTCGCTTCAAACCACGACGCATAATCCTTAGGATAGACAGAGGGGGTTCCACGCAATTCAGAACCTAAGGATTCACCGGAACTGCACAGGTCCAGAAAGCCGGTGATAACGTCTGAGCCTTCAAAAGCGTAAACCTGATAACGCCGTGAACCTTTGTTTGTCACACCAGACGCAAGGGAGAATCTTGAGAAGTCCTGCCCCGAATCGTACAGCATGGCGTACCCATCAGCGACAGACAGCACAACAGTTCCCAAGTTAAACCCATCGCCAAGTAATTCATCGTATCCGATGGAGTTGCACTTCAGCGTGTAACGATACAGGGGATTTTTAGACATAGAGTTCTCCGAATGGAGTAATGAGATGAGGGGCAAGTGTGCGGTTCACCTGCCCCTCTCACAGAAAGGAAAGGAGTTGGAAAAGGAGTCGTTAGAACAGGGGGATGATTTTGTACGTCAGAGTTCCGCCAGTATCGAACCCTGCGGGGATACTTGCGTTGCCGCCCTCGACGTTCTGAGAACCGCCCGCCTGTGCGTTGAACAGTTTGATGGAAGTTGCGCCACCATTAAGGACATCCAGATAGCCCGAGATAACATCGGTCCCTTCATAGATGTAGACCTTAAAGCGACGTGCGCCCTTACCGGTTGCACCGGAAGGAATAGCATAGGCTGTAAAGTCCTGACCGGAATCGGTGAGAGCCGCAGTCCCGTCAGCCACGTTGATACTGACAGTTCCTTTCTCGGTCTCAATGCCAACCAGCCCTTTGTAGCCGAGCTTATTGACGCGCATCACGCGCCGGAAAAAGGGATTCATACTCATAGGAGAACCCCCTTAAAACAGCGGGATGATTTTGTACGTCAGCGCGCTATTTGCGTTGAAC